TTTGGAGCAAATCTCCTTCTGTCAGCTCCGCCCGGTTAACACCGGTAGGGGCTGGACCATGGTGCGCGAGCTTAAAGCAGTGGTCAAGGACGCTGCATGCTTGTGCCCATCCGTTGATGGGGTTAGGGCCTGGATGGGGGCGGTTGGTGAGTGTGGGTTAGCGTTGGCCGGTGATATTCCGGTCTATGGGGCAATGTATAGAGCGTATGCACGAATGGGGCGTGTTGCCAGGGTTACTGGCAACCACAATTTCCGCAACACTGGTATGGCCATAGCTTGTAAGGGCATGGCACGCCACATGCTAGGAGACGTTACCGACTGTGCGCGCGCTAGTTTTTTCTATGCATTTGGCATCAGCCCCACATTGCAGGTTGAACTCGAGGATTATTATAACAACATCCACCTCGGAGACCCGCAAGACGTGCGACCCTTCTCCGCCCACCATTTGTGCCATAGGGAATAATTATGTCTAAGGATAAGAAGAAAAACAAGAGAGTACTGAAAACAGCCAAACTGGCAGCCAACTCAGGGGCAGCTGCTAAGTTCGCAGCGGCGATGTTGACACCATTCGACCGCAACGCATTTGGGGCGCAGATCCCTGACACTTACTGCGCTCCCACGGCTACGTATCACATAAAGAACCGGTTTACATTAACAACAGCGGCTGATGGCACCGCCGATTTGGTCATAGTGCCGAATGCGTGTGTACATGCTTACTGCTTCAATGGCGTCGCTTCTGGCGGCGTGACCCTCGTTACTCGAGATGGCACCAGCTATTCTAACGCTGGTGCTTACACCCCCGCTACCACCCTTGCAGGTAAATTGGCGAATTACCGTATCGTATCTATGGGCGTGCGTGCTAAATGCATCACGTCCATGACCGATGGTAAGGGTTCAATGGTGGCGGCCGTGTTGCCTATTGAGTCCGTTACGTGTGCTGGCGGCCCCAACCTCACCGTTGGGGGTGTGACCGCCGCCACGGACGCGTCCCAAACGATCGCAGCTTGGTACTCGCAGAATGGTATCCCGTATACTGGAACGGGGTCGACTGCAGTCCTTGATGCGGGTGGCATCGACAATTTACCGGTTAGCACCAGTATGTCGGTGTTACAGCTGTCTGAGCGGCCTATCGAGATCAGGCCCAAGCCCACGACTGCCTACTGGACGATGTTTCGTCGCAGTACCGACGGCCAGTTCGGATTTGACACTGTTAACCAGTCTTCACCGGTTGACTGTGGCGATGGTGGTTACTTGAGAATTGGTGGGCTTGAGACCGTGGTGATCAAGTTCCACGGTTGCGCGGCATCGACCGCAATCGCTGAGTTTGAGGTTATCTATCATTTGGAGGGCTCCCCGTCTATCACAGGTGGGGCACAGTCGCAGATTGCTCCTGGGGGGGCGTCTGGCTGGGTGAGCATGCAGAATCTTGATCGCGTGCTCAATACCGTGTCCCAGTCGGCGTCTTTCTTTGAGTCAGCCACCGGTGCCGTGTTATCCGCAATGAGCGCAGGAGCGCGAGCCTATGGGCGCGTGCAAAACGCAGTTGCGGGAGTGGCTGGGTACCTTGGGTACTAACATACTAACAACACACACATACACTTCTAAAAGAAAACACCTGGCATACCATCCACGACATGTACGAAGCCGAGGCCTCGAGTGCCGTGTTTGGTCCCTACCTGGGAGGACACGTAGGTAATTCACATCCCCTGCTGGGGGGCACTGCTGCTGTGGTTGGCCACCACACCCTTAGGGTAACTCCTAGGCAGCGGCAGCAGAGGGTGTGAACCCGCATGCGTGTTAAATATCATACTTATACCACTAACCCTCAC